TTCTTGGGCGGTGAACTTGAAGCCCTGCCGAGAGAGAGAGTCAAGCCCGAGGATGGGATTGTCAAGCGCCTTTCCGACAGCCTGAGCCGCCGACGTGAGATCCATCTTCATGACGGTCGCCATGTTCAGGATCTGAAGCGAAGCGTCCTCGAAATTGTCTCCCTTTATGTTCTTGAACCCAAGCAGGACATTCTGCATCGCAAGTACAGTTTCATCGCCGTACTTTGTAACGGACTGAAAGCCCGAGGCCATCTTGCTTAGTTTCTCCGCACTAGTCCATGCGGTAGCGCCCGTAGCCTTGAGAGTAGAATCGAGAATAGCCAGGGCTTCCTCTTGCGCCGCCCATGCGTTTTCCATCTTGTCCGAGACAGCTTTAACCTTGCCAATGACGGCTAGAACAGTATTGAACGCGGCGATTGGCCCCTGCATAACGTCGCGCATCTTGGCAAACGTGGACTGAGTTTTTTGGGTAGTTTTGTCAAGCTCCATGAACTTGGCTATAGCGGCGTCAACTTCCGCTTTGATTACTACTTTGATCTCTTCTACAACGGCCACTATTCTACCCTCATTTTTCTAGAACACGTTTCCATGAGCCGCATCACGTCAAGCCACAACGCCCCCTGATCCATAGTTCCGCCCGCCTCGGGATTGCCGTAGGTTTTCCAATCCCTCCACATCTGCACGGCCTCCCAAAAATCCACGGTCGCATAGCCGGGTAACTTGTTTCTTTGCACCCGTTCAAGTACCGTCTCTACGGTTTCTTTCTCCCCGTCGCCCATTGCTAGCAGTTGGGCCTTGTTACCTTCCTCGAAATAGCCTTTCGCCCAAGCATAAAAGGCTATTGCTAGTTTTTTAAGCCTACCTCTTCCCCGCTCTGCCGTCGCCATATCTTAGCCCCTACAAGCGTAAGCATGTAGGCGATTTTGTTATCCTTATCGTGATAGGCAAGCAACTTCGCCACGCTGTCAAGCGGAGCGCCGTCCCTGCCCGCGAGATTGCGAATCCTGGTTACGGCCGTTAGGCAAACGTCGGCTCCGTTGGGTATCCCCCATTCGCCGGTTGACTTATGCAATAGGTCGATCTTTTCCCTGTTAGTCAGCGCCCGATAGTCGAACGCGACGCGCTCTTTTTCGGGCAATGCCATCTCGGCCTCGTCGTATTCAAGGAAAACCGTCCCGCCGATTGTAGCCTCTTCAAGTACCATGTCCCCTCCTATAAAATAGGGCGGATTACGCGCCGCCCCGCGGTTTTATCATGCCGTCGAGAAAGCCACGCCCCCGCTACACTGAACAGAGGCCGAAAAGCTCGCCACCCCGGCCACTTCCGAGCCGACCTGTATATTGGTAAGTTGCGCGGCCGCTGCCGTCCACTTGGCCTTACTTCCCGCCGTGGCCGATGCTATGAATACCACAGCCGCCGCCGCGAGCGTGCCCGCGTTGGATACCTGATCGAGCATGATATTCTGCTGAGCGTCGGTTGACAGGTCGCCCGAGATAGTACCGCTTGCGTTGCGAAGGCCCTGAACCGCCGCCGTGTTGGTATCCCCGAATGCGGTAACGTCATTCGAGCCCACGTCGATAGTGAGTTGCCAATTCTTTATATTGGCTACGGCAGTCCCGGCCCAAGTAACCGAACCTAGAATCCCCTTAAGACTTGTAGTTGCCATGTTCGCCCCTTACGTGGTCGAGTACTTCGCGCCGCCGGAGAGTTGAAAGCTCGCCGAGAATGAAGCCACGCCCGCCACCTCCGAACCCGCGCCGATGTTAGTCAACTGCGCTCCAGTCGCGTACCATTTCGCCTTCCTCCCCGCAACGGTGGATATATAAAGCGAAAGAGTCAGCGCCGCAAGCGTGCCCGTGCTACCTACCTGTTTAAGCAGGGTTTTTTGCGTCGCATCCGTAGAAAGATCGCCCGAGACCTGACAGGAAGCATTGCGAAGCCCCTGGACTGACGTGGTATTGGTATCAGCGAATGACGTTGTATCATTCGAGGCCACGTCAATAGTGAGGCTCCAATTCTTGATATTCCCTATCTTCGTCCCGGCTCCGGCCCCGGATGCGATTGAGCCCCCGAGTCCTGTATAAACCGCCATATTTAACCTCCGGGCCTAGAGCCCGCCCTTTATGTCAGCGATTGCGTTATCGCATGTAATAAGGCCGCCTCGAAGCTGCCAGAGCGTAGCCTGCGCCGCCTCGATTGCCTTCGTTTGATTTTTGATATCGTCGGCAATGCTCGCCTTTCGCGCGAGTATTACCCCGCATAAATCATCATGATCATCATACCCGTAGCGCCATGCTGAGTGCGTGAGCTGCGTTTCTTCAGGTGCCCATACCTTGACCCCTCGCGCATGAGCTACCCCGATGTAATACTTCACGCTCGGACGCTGGCGAATGTACTCCGTCTCGTGCGCCAGGATGATCCCATAGAGCTTAATCTCTTCGTACCCAAGGTACACCCCATACGCGAGCATGTACGAAATGGTACAGAAAAAATCAGCCCCGACCGCCTCGGATACTTCATCTAACGGGAACGATTGGCTAGTAGGGATATCACGCTCGACCCTTTGCATGATTACCGGCTTGCCGCACTCCGCTAGCTTTGCCAATTTCGGAAGGAACTTGTTCCGCTTGTGCATCTCGAAAAGCACGTCGTATCGCGTAACGTCATTCCAGCTATTATCCTCCGTATTCTCTTTCTTGACCCCATTCAGAGACTCGGAGAAAACAGCGCCCGAAATCGCCCATATATCGAAAGACTCGTCATCATACGGAGCATCGGCCTTGCTAGGCGCGCTCCCCACAATGCAAAGCCTTTTTCGCTTACGGGATAACATATTCCACCCGGCAATCAAATTGCCATTGCCAAGAGTTACCGGTCAATTCAATGTCCCGTACCATCGTGCAATCCGTCCTTTTTATCACGATGCCATCATAACTCCCGCCTAAGTGATTTATGATTTTGCGGGCCGCAAGCGCAATAGACTTCCCGCCCTTGGTAGCCGTTACAAAGTCAAATTGCACTCGCGCCTGCCCGGTGTCCACGTTTCCAAAAGCATCCGGCTCGGCGGGATCGGATATCACGTTGTAAAAGCCATACGGTAACGTAGGCGTATCAGGCGCTGAATACGGGTATAGCCCTCCCGTCAAGGTAGCAAGCCACGCCGTAGACGCCCTTAGCGTAACGTCAAGCGCCTGCTCGATTGTGGTGCTAGCCATGATATGCCGCCTGTATCGCCAGCCTTATGATTTTCTTTTGCCGTGCTTCCCTTTTCGCTTTGCTATAGTCAATGGCCGGGCGGAAGTATGGCTGTCTAGGATAGCTCGGCATATCGGCGCGGCCGTATTCGACAGCGCCAGCATATTCAAGCCCCGATCCCACGTATGCGGTAAACGAATCCTTCGGCCATTTCATCCACGCGCTGAATGGGGCCGCAAGTTTACCCGGCGTCCCAGTTTCCATGCCTTCGTTGAATCCGCCTCCGTTTTTGGCTGTCGCCCACATTATGCTATTCTTAAGCTGTCCCTTATCGACAGGTACAAGCTCTTTTGCAAAGCTAGTCAACACGATGCACTCGCCCATTAGGATATTCTCGACGACTTCGGGCGTGAGTATCTTCGAGTAGTCTATGTGGCTAGGAGTAATGGTAACGCCGATCATGTTAGCGTCATCTCCTTATTCTCCGCGCAATAGATTTCTTGGTGATGCCCGGTCTTCTCAGTGAGCGTTTTTATATTCACAATGTCGAAGTTTCGACTGTTCCATTTGACCTTATGCTTGGTTGTTACCGCGTTAGCCGTAGCCATGTCGATTACGATATCCGCCCGCGCCTCGGTCGCCCCGCCGATTTTTGCCCTATCCCCCGAAAGCTCCGTTACGCTCCCCTTGAACGGGCTCCCAGTGATTCCCGTCCAGGTATCATCGAAGGGCCATGTGCTAGCCGCCGCGAAGTTGTACACGTAGATTGACTGCGTGTAGAAGCGCTCAATGCCCATTACTCGCCGCCCTCCGAACCGGAAACTTCATACGGGAAATACGTGCGATTCTCGTTCATGTGCCATTGGATAGTTCCGCGCCCGACGCGGTGATTCTTCCAGGGCCGAAGGGAATTGAGAATCTCGTCAGGATACCCCCCTCGCGTAACGCCCCCGGCCGCGCGAGTTTCGGAGTAGTTGCCAAGGCTCATTGAGGCGAGGCCCGCTGAATTGGAGTTGGATAGCTGATACCCTATCATGCGCGAGGCGATCAATTCTAGCGGCTTGGGGAAGTTGCAAAGGTCAACCCGAACCGTATAGCCATCGGTCGATTGAAGCTCGTCAACGATGGCCTCGGTAGTAGTTAGGTAGGTGTCTGCCTGAGCCGCGATGGTGAAGATGCCATCGTTCAGCCGCGAGCCCGAAACGATGATATTCCCACCCGTGGGATAGGCCATCGCAGTAAAACCGCCCGCGGCAATCAGGATTTTATAGGTCGAGCCCGTAACGTCAAAGTAAATGTCATCCGATGAAAAATCGTAATCGTCAGCGATGAACTTATTATTACATTCCTCCACGATATCCGCATAGACAATCGGGATGAGGAGCGAAATGAGCGCGTCCCTAGTCGCGTCGGTATCGGTTATTCTGAGGAAGGCTTTTACGTTCGCTAGGCTTACCATATTTCCCCCTAAGAAAAGCGGGCGGATCAACGCGAAGGGGGAACCAACACGCTAAACCGCCCGCTAGTAATTACGCGAGTCCGCCAGCCACAAGGGGAAGCTCGGCAAATACAAGGGACATCCAGTAAGTATTAACCGAAGCCGCCTGCCCCATGATGGACATAGCATCGCCGGGGCCGAGCGCAACTTCGCCGTTAAACTCATAGTGCGGGGCAACGGGGAGACCGGCCTCAGCCTGGTACATACCGAGGTCCATGAATACCGAGGGAATTGCGGTAAAGGTTACAACGTTATCGGCGAACTTTGCCGAGGCCGTCCTTCCGGCGGCAGGGGTATTACACGTCGGCGCCTTGTTTGTAAACGTCGGGAACGGCGCCCCGGTGGCGGCGGTAGCGCCGCACGCGGACTTGAGCCCGATCAGCACTCCCGTATGGACCGCCGAAGCAACGGCGACGGGATGGAGATTAAGGAAGAGCGGAACAATGAGCTTGCCCGAACCCTCGGGATTCCAGAGTGTCGGCGCGTTCGTGGCCGTTGAGAAAATGATGAGGGCGGCGGCCGCAGTGGGCCGGGCAGTAAAGATATATCCCCGGCGAGCCCATTCGAGATACTTAGGCCCAAAATTAGAGACAAGCTGATTCCCCCAGTTGTCTCCTCCAAGCGTTAGCTCAAGGTCGTCGGCGAACGGCCCACGCTGTCCAGTACGTATCTGATTATCCATACTTCCCCTCCGCGTTATACGCGATGCCCTATGAAGGTAATGATACCGCGCTGATTGGCCCCGTTAGAGCCACCGGCGGCGCCGACCTTGACTACATCGCCAGCGGCAAGGATTCGGTTCGCGGCGGTCGCGGCAGTGGCCCCGCCGATGCTGTACGAAACCAGCCCGTCAGAAGTCGCAGTCAGCGCCGTAAACATAGCATCCGTGCCCTTGGCAATAGTCCACGTGTTCGACGCTTCGCCGACCGTGGTATTGGCTATCACAAAGTCAACGCGCATCGCGCAAGGCGCCGTAAAGGCGGCAAGGGCTGTAGTAGCGTCGTCGGTAACCGCAAACTGTATAAGCATCGGGGCATAGTCGCCGAGGAACTTAACCTCGGTGCCGAGTCCCGCCCGCTGATTCTCGGGGTTTTCTCGGTCGATCCTGTCGGCCGAGTCTTGGCTAAAAACGCTCATGACTGACCCCCCTTAGCCGATAATCATGGCGACATGCTCGCCCTGAACGACCTTGAAGCCCCAGGCAAGGTGCATCTCCCAGGAGCGTTCGCCATACTGGTCAATCTCAAGCATGAGATAGGTCAGTCCGTTGCCGTCGCTAACGGGAATCTGTCGGATAGTGGGATTGGACGGGATGAGCGGAGGCCGCATGATTCCGACGACGGCCGATCGCTCGAAAGCGAGATTCGGGGTATAGCCGGATTCGAGGGTTATCGTTTTTGCGGCGACAGTAGTCTGCAAAAGGCCGGGGCGCCCGATCGTAAACTCGGAGGCAGTACCCGCGACGACCGAGGACGAATTGACTACGTATCGGCCGAGGCTATCAGACTGGAGCGTAACGATATCGCCATCGAGGATCGTCCCCGAACCAGCCGTGGACGTGGTCAGCACCGTCGATCCCTTAGTGAGATTTGAGGCCGCTCCGATAACGTAGCTAGCGCCAGTGCCAGCGGTATGCGCGACGATCCCCGCAGAATCGCGAATCTGGAATCCGTACTGCCGACCGAATACACCCGACCGGCGCTCGGCATCGGAGCCAGCCGCATAATATGCGTTATAGATGTTCAGCTTCTGCATATTGGCTACAGCAGCCGGGGAAAGGACGAGCTGGGGATCGCTCATCGGGCAACCATTGGCTCGGAGGAGCGCACGGGCGTCTACGATAAGGTCCATCGTGGCAGAGAATGGCGTAGTACCGGCAGTACCTACGACGCGCGAGGCGCCGTACTTTACCGCGAGGGCAGCATCGGCCTCGGCCTCATTGCGGAGCGCGCGCATAGCCTGCTTCGCCCACTGGCCTACCCACTCCTGATAATTCCCGCCATTTTCAAGCGAGCGAATCTGCTCGCCATTGAGAACCATGCTGTTTTTCTGGCTCTTCGTAATAGTCACAGAAACCTTAGCCGCAGTAAGGCTAGTGCCTTCCGAAGCCGCGGCGGCCGGAGTAAATCCGGTATTCGACTGCGCGGGCATATACGGGACACCCACGGAATCGCCCTTCGCGACTCCCTTATTGTCGAACGACATATTGATAGCATTAACGACGCCGAACGGCTCGCCGGATACCTCCTGAGCCGCAGAGTACAGAGTAGGCGCAATCGCCGTAAGAACACTCGCCATGATATTTTCCTTTGCGCGTTAGGCGCTTATTCGATTGATCCGCCGCTAGCCATATAGGCCGCCGCTTCCTTCGGCGCAAGCTTGTTAAACTCATCTTGCGCCATTACCTTCGCCGGGTCGCCACTCTTAGGTATCCCGTTATTCCCTAGCTTCAATTTAAGTTTCGCCTCAACGCCCTTGTCTACAGAGTCATGCCAGCGCTTTGCGAACCCATCAACCGCCGCCCCGGTCCTATCTTCGTCCTCGTCGATAAAGCGCTCGATATCGTCTACGGGAACCCCCGCGTCCGCCGCTTTCTTTACCGCAAGGTTTCTAAGGCGCTCTCGCTTCAATTCTGCCTTCTCGGCTTCCCTTTCGGCCTTGAGAGCATCCAACTCAATCCTGAGCGGGTCTTTCTCGGGATTGCGCTTTTTGATCTCGGCCTCGACAAGTCCGGGGAGCTTTTCCTTGGTGAACCGTTCATCATGGGCGACGACCTTTGCGGAAATCTCCGAGTCGAGCGCGCCCTTGAAATACCGGTTGCCCTGAATGTAGGCCATGGCCTTTTCGTTGGAGTCGATCCCCGCAAGCGGATTGCCCGCGACGATTGCTTCCTGAATAGCCCTCTCGGCCTCTCCCCGATCCGACTCTGGCAACTTAGCGACAAGCTCCTTCAAGTTCATGAGACTTCCTTTGCCCCCGGACGTTTGCCCCCGGACGCCTGTAGATTGATTCGCTTATACAATGAACTACTATATAGCGTTTGTCAAGTATACGATATGCCATATATAGCGATATGATAGGGCATAAAAAAGCCCGGATTGCTCCGGGCTCGTTTGGGCTAAAGCTCCGATATATAGGCTAAATGCTATTTACGGCCTCATACCCCCTTCTCGCGTTTGATGGGCTAGACTAATCCGCACTCGATGGCTGAGAGCGTCGAGAGCGCGTTATCGTGCATCCTGGCGTCCCGGTTCCCGCAGTTCCACTGGTGTAGCTGGTCCTTCCAGTAGTTCGGCGTATTCTCGACTACGATCCCGTTCTTCGCGAGTTCTTTGCAGAACTTGGCCCAAGTGATTTTCTTCATTTCGTCCCCCTTGATACCCTAAGCATACTACCCCCTAGCTAGATTGCAAACGGAATCGCGGGCTTTCGGGATAATGTTAGGCGGGGCTAACTGAGCTTGACGCGAGGCCAGCCCTTGACGGGATCGTACCCTTTCGCGGCCGCCCATTCGTCGAACTTGACATAGGGCACAATTCCCTCATCTCGGATGCGCCGCACGGAAGGCTCGATACCCTCTAGCACGTCGTAAACCGCGCATCGGCAGTTAATGTCATCTTCCGGTACCCCGAACTCGCGCGGCTGTGGGGCGGATACACCGTCAATAGTGAACATCCCATCCTCGTCGGCGTATTCCCCGTCTAGCGCTCCGTGGCTAGGCCGCGTCCGCTTGTCTAGCGTAGCACTCCACCGCTTTCTCACGTCGAGGCCTGCCTCTAGCGCTTGCCCGTGAGCCGCCTCTGCGCCCTCCGACCAGCACCGGCCGCTTTCGGTTCGGACTACTCGCTCCGCTTGCCATAGGCCCTTGTCAAACTCAGCCCGGATCGCCCGCGCCACTTTGGTATAGCTTTGCCCTAGCGTGATACCCCGCATGATCGCGGACTGAGTAGCGTATATCCCCGCCGTAGTGTTCTTTGACCACGTTTTCACCAAGTCGAGGCCCGAGACTTCGCTATAGACCGATGCCCGGATTGCCGCCACCGGTAGCGCCGGGATGCCTAGCTTGACCCCTACGGCCTGATCGTAGGCCCATGTACTGCGATAATAGGCGTCTTGGACGGCTTGCGCGCTTGTTTCTTCGGTCAGCTTTATCCCGGCCTTACGGATCTTGCCCATTTCGTCGGCTAGATTCTGTAGCCGATTGGCGAGCTGATTGTAGCGGATCGCGTCCTCTTTGCGTATGAAAATAGGCCCGGAAGGTGTCTGCTCGGGCTTGTCAAGTCCTACCTTTGCGTATAGCTTGGCAATATCCGCGACAGTCGCATCGTAGGCGTCTTTGTACAAACGCAAAAGCGCCTCGTCGATAGCGGCGTTCCGCGCCTTCTCGGATGCGTAGAAGCCTTGCTCTTGCAGCTTGGCTAGGTCGCGGAAGGGCTCAGGCATGGGCCTCTATCTTCCAAAAATGCGAAACGTTATACCACGCGCCATCCAATTTAATCATGCCATCGTTGTACCCTTCGCACTTAGCGCCCATGACTCCCTCGGCCGTCCATGCGGATACTCTTTCCCCGATTAGTTCGGCCATGGCATGGCCCGCCCTTTTCTCGGCGCTATTAAACATTACCTTTAAGGCTTTCGCGTCAATGGCCGCCGGAGATATCGTCAAATATGCCGTCGCTACCCCGCCCGCGTCGCACTTCCATGAGGCCGAGGTAACGCCGTGGATTTCCTCTCCCCTATCGTTTAATACCCGCGAACCAATGCCCGCGCCGTCCGATTCTATCTTGACCATAGCCGGGATCATGCCTTGACCTCCCGCTTTATCGCCCGAAGCTCCTTGACCCATCCGTTATGGGTAGGCCCCGGCTCATTGTCGGGTATCGTCCGGATGAACGCAAGGCAACGCTTGAGATCGGCCCGGATGCGCTCAATCTCGGCTAGCAGCGCCGCCGAATCCCCCGTGAATGTTTCGGCCATATATCCCCCTTCCTGATTCTATCACGGCTTCGAGGATTGCGCTAGCTTATTCGGCGGGAAGCTCCCCGTAGCGGGCGCGGGCGTTGCCACCTTCTCCGGCGTGAAGGCGTCGGCGGGCTGTAGCATCCGCATGGCGTCCTCGCGCGTCATCGTAGGCATAGCCGCAAGAACAATCTCGACAGCGGTAGCAAGCGGGAGTTGATTGTCCGCCACGGCCTGCGCCACGGTCACAAGCGATGCCACC